CAAGTATAATGATAGGATACATTCTAACACCCGAACAAAAAGAATTGATTCAAGGTCAATACTTTGCAACTGATATTTTTTTTAACTGCGTTGCCGATATTAATGGCGTTTGGTTTTTGTTTTTATCAGAGCAAGATATCCCATTAGTTCAATCTTCGCAATACGCTTGGACTCTTGACCTACCACAAGGCGAATACACACCACCACCACCACCCCCATTCCCAGCAACTGCATAACATGACCGCCATCAAAAAAACCCCATCCCCAATCCCCGTTTCCTTTGAGCAATGAAACTAAGTAGACGGAGTTGGATTGCGTTGTTCATTGCTTCGGCAATTATGCTGTCTTTCCTGTCGGTTCAGTCCGCATTGATTTTCAAATACATTGAGCCGACATATACATCGGCTCTTTTTGGCTATTGGTCAATTATTGCCTTTATGCCTTTTTTCTATTTTGTGGTGATTGAGTTCGTGAGAAAAGCTCGTCATAAATTCCAATCAATAGACGATACATTCAACGCAATTGATGCCAGTAATATCCTTTTAGAATTTGACAAGGATGGCACAATCACAAAAGCGAATTCAAAGTTTTACACAGTTTTGGGATATGCCGACATAATTGGACAATCTCACAAAGTGCTTGTCGCTGACTTCAAACAATTAGAGTGGCAGACATTTTGGAATGAGCTGAGAGTCGGCAGATTCAAGCAAGGTGAATATCAGCGTTTGAAATCCGATGGCTCAGAGATTTGGCTATTCGGTAACTACAACCCAATCAAAGATCCATACGGTGAAATCTACAAGGTGATGCTAATTGCCACCGACATCACGCAAAAGAAAATCATTGAAGCAGATGTCAGCAAAAAAAATTCGTATTTGGAACACGCTGCAAAGATTCTTAGACACGATATGCACTCAGGTATCAATACATACATACCACGAGGATTGAGTTCATTAAAACGCAGATTATCTGAAGACCAAATTAAGGAGTTGAAGATTGATGCACCCTTGAGAATGATTGAAGAAGGGTTGACACACACCCAAAAAGTATACAAAGGGGTGAAAGAATTCACCAACCTTGTGAAGGCAGATGCACAACTTGAGAAGAATGACTTTGATATGCGTGAAATCCTTGTCAGTTACCTAAGTTCTACGAGTTATGAAAAGCAAGTTGTGATTGATGAGCTTGGAATTGCTGAGGTCAATGAGTCATTATTCTGCACGGCAGTTGATAACCTTATCAGAAATGGTCTGAAATACAACGATAGTTCTACGAAGTTGGTTCACATATTTGCCGAAGGGGATTATATTTGCATCACGGACAATGGTCGTGGAATGAGTCAAGACGATTTGATCACCTGGTCACAACCGTACAAGAGAAAAGAAGGTCAACAAGAAGCTGGAAGTGGATTGGGTTTGAACATATGCATTGCAATTATGGATGAACACAAATTCCCGGTGACTGCGGAGAAATTAGAAATAGGAACTAAACTAAAAATTAAAATAAAATGATTGAATCAATATTGCTTGTAGATGATGAGGATTTATTCCACTTGGTGTTTGAAGATAGTTGCTCACTTTTGGACATCACACTTTCACTTCAGAGTTTAACTTCATCAGACGAAGCGGATAGATTATTTAAGAAGTGGTTTAATGAAGGTCCGGTTGATGAACGCCCTGAATGTGTGTTTGTGGATTTGAACATCATTGGTTCATCATTTGATGGAATTGAGTTGATTCGCAAAATAAACACCGAGTATGGAAACGGAGTTGTCATTGGTATCATCTCCAGTTCAGACGATAAGCAAGAAATTGACAAAGCCAAATCCGTTGGAGCTCAGTTTTGGATTATCAAGTCCGATGAGATTGAGCCAAGATTGGAAGCATTCCGCAGGGACTATCAAGGGTATAAGAACAAAACTGCTCCGTTTAAGGTATACAAGTGATTCTAAGCAACGATACTGCCGTTCAACTGCTCAACCTATGGAAAACAAAAAAGGTTGGTTTAGAGGGCAATATCTTGAAAGTCATCCAAACGAAGGATGAGGAATTTCAGAAGTACATTGACGAAGCCAAACAGCGTGACAACGACCAAAGGCGAAAGCGTTTGGAAGTTACCAAGCAAGTTCAGTCACAAAACAAGGATTTAATTGAAAGCCAAGCGGATAGGGAAAAGTTGATGATTGAATTGCAAGAATCACTTGCACAATCTGAGAAACTCAAGAACGCTGCCGTTGAGGATTTAGAAACACTACAAAAACGCACTCAATTTGAACTGATTGGATTGATTGTGAAGGTCGCATTGTCGGTCATCGGTGCAGTTTGTATCTTGACAACGATTCTTTATTTGTATGTGATCAGCAAAGGATTGAATTCTACCATCATAGAAACTACCTGGAGCAATCTATTTGGAATTATTTTGACCAACTCGTTCTCAATCATCGGAACAATTATGGGTGTGAAACATATGGCAGACAAAAAGTGATGGAGAAAATAGCAGAAATGTATATCGTGAGTATCTTTTCGGGAGCAATGGTTGCCTTGTTTATCTTTGGAATTATGTTCTTCGTGGATCAATACTTTATGACAAAGGACAAAAAGCAACACAAGGACTGATTTTCTATTTGTCTGCGTGGCATCTACTATCAAAAAACCTTCAGCACTTCCAGTTAGTTTTGACCAATTTCGCAAAAATCCAATTGCCGCAGTCGCTTTTTGTATGCTTGTGGCTGTTTCTTATTTGTACATTGACCTTCGCTCAGGTTATAAAGACCAAATTGAAAAGAGCAACCACAAGATTGACCAACTTGACATTAAGATTGACCGTCTGACATACGCCCTAAAGCGTTCTGATTCCGCACTTGCATCCGCTATCACGGAAATTCGCATAATGAACACTATGAAAAAATTATGAAACACTTAATACTTTTATTTATTGCTTCGTTTTTTGTTGGGATTATCGCAACACCAGTTCAAAAATCAAAGTCAGTACCTGTGGATGAAGTAGAGTTGATGCTCCAAAAGATTAGTGAGAATTTAGAGATGGCATCGGTTGCAACTGCCGAAGCAAAAGCAATGGGTGAGAAGATGGTCGCTGAGAAGGTTGAAGAAAAGAAAGAGTTGAAAGAGGCGGTGGAGATAGCAGAACAAAAGGTTGATGTAATGACCAAGAAAGTGGAAGTGTTTTCAGCAAAGATGATTGGTGCTGGGATTGATACAAGTGATGCTCCGTTGAAATTATCAGGCAAGACATACGATGCTTGGCTAAACTATGTTGAAGAAGGTGGAAAAGAGGACTTTGAGTATTTCCGTTTATACATCTACAAATAATGGCAAAGGCAACCAACACATCTACATTCAGAGTTAAACCCAAAAACAAATTGGGCAGACATACCAAACACCAAAACAAACACAAGTCAAACAAACCATATAAAGGACAAGGAAAATGACAAGAGAACAAATTGAATCAGCAATGATCAAGAAGGGATTCGCATATTTCTCCGATGGAGAATTGAATCTGAACATCATCGGTGTTCGCCAGAGTTCAACCGGCAACAAGGTGACAAACCTATTTGATGACTTTTTAACTTTGAGTTACAAACACAATGGTGCTTGGGTATTCAAACAATGGGCTGCAACAACTGATCCCGGCACAAAGGGCGTGAAGGAATTTCACAACGCTGCTGGTGTTGCTCGTTTGGTTGCTGGTCAATATCGTGGCAGTCACGCCATCGGTTTGCATCAAGGCAAATATGAAGCGTTGAAACAAGCGAAGAATGTAAAAGTTTATCGTGATGCCAACAAGGATATGACCTATGATGAAAGCAAAATTCAAGAAGGCGTGTTCGGAATCAACATCCACAAAGCTGGTGCAGATTCTACCTATGTAGAGAACTGGAGTGAAGGTTGCCAAGTGTTCAAGAAGTCCGCTGACTTTGACGAATTTATGGTCATCGTTAAAAAAGCCGCAGCATTGCACGGGAATTCATTCACTTACACATTGCTAAACTCAAACGAAATATGAAGTTCTTAGATTTTTTCAAAGGTGACAAAGGAGAAGCATCATCCAAAAGATTCGTTGGCATCATCGGTGCTTTTGTTTT